GAATATTCCGGATCTAGGTGGTAATCCTGATGAGCCAAAAAACTGGCGTACAGTCAGCTATGCTAGCCCGTTTATGGGCACCACCGATATTGCATCAAAATACGCAAACAAACCCAATAGTGATAATAAGTTTAGAAATGTACCGCACACCTATGGTATGTGGATGGTACCACCGGATATCGGAGTCGAAGTAATTGTAATATTCATTGCAGGTGACCCGTTACGTGGATATTTTATTGCCTGTGTTAACTCACATGTTAGTCGACACATGATGCCGGGATTAGCCAGCAGTAATAAGATTGACCCAAGCGGATCTAGCGACTCTACTAAAAAATCATATCAACCGGGTATTACAGCACCAGTTGTAGAATATAACGAAATTGATCCTATTACAAAAGCAAACCCAAATTTTATTGATAACCCTAAACCAATACATGAAGAACAGTATTCTATATTAAAAGCGCAGGGGTTAGATAGAGATACAGCTCGTGGTACTATTACAAGTAGTAGTCAACGCGAAAGTCCGAGCAATGTATTCGGTATTAGTACTCCGGGGAGACCTTATGATGGTGATCCTGCCGATAACGTTGAACTATATAATGCTAAAGTACTAGCTGGTACATTAACCGAAGACGATTATCGTTATACAACTCGTAAGGGTGGCCATACGTTTGTTATGGATGACGGTAATGCTATTGCTGAAAATCAATTAATAAGATTACGCACTGCTAGTGGTCATCAAATTATGATGAATGATACAAATAATACTTTGTACATTTCACACAAGACTGGAAAAAGTTGGGTTGAGTTGTCAAGTGATGGTCAAATACATATATATTCACAATCAGGATTTAATGTTAGAAGCGAAGGATCTATTAATTTACATTCGGATACTAACATAAATCTCAATGCCGCTAATAATATCAATTTAAATGCTGGCAACAAATTTCAAATTGATTGTGCTAGTTTTAATCTGCTATCCAATGGTGTAGTTACTGTAGGTGCTGGCGGCGCAATTGGCTTACAAAGTAGTACTGAAGTTAATGTCGATACTGGTAGTATATCAATGAACTCAACCGGCGACATAGCACATACAGGTGCATTAATTAAACAGAATAGCGGTGGCGCAAAAACAGTTAAAAAACCTAACCCAATACCATCACATACTTTTTCCGATGTGGCACTTAACAACAATGGAGTTTATGTACCTTCAGGAAAATTAACATCAATTGTTGCTGTCGCTCCAACACACGAACCATTCAATCGCGGTGAAAAAGTCACAGAGGTACCGACGCTATCAACTCCGGCGGGCAGTCCTAATTTTAAACCAGCATATAAAGATTTAACAGGAGTATCGGGTCAGTTAACTGAAAAAAATATTAGAGATCAACTTATTAATGCCGACGGTGTAGGTACAATCGGACCATTAAGTAAAGATGAAGTAATTGCTTTATTGGCGCAAATTGCAAAAAGTGAAAGCAGTGCCGCTACACCAATGAATGTAGACTGTAAAGTTCCGCGTTCTTACTCACCGAGGCTGCAAAATGGTAAGGCAGGATACGAGGCAATTAATCAATGCGGATTTTTAGGAAAATATCAGATGGGTTTTCAGGCATTGCAACAAGCCGGCTTCGTTGCTAGTCATTGCCAAGGCACTGCAACATTAGGCAATGATGCCATGTGGTTAAACGGATTAAGTCGTGATAAGTTTCTTAATACGCCCGCACTACAAGAGCAGGCAATCTATAACTTTACTAAAGCTAATTATAATACATTAGTTGCTAAAAAAACAATCACAACAGAAACTTCAAAAGAAGAAATCGGTGGATTACTAATGACAGCTCATATGTTAGGCGCAGGCGGAGCAAATACATTTGCACGTACCGGTGTCGGTGCTGATATTAATAACGGAACTTCTGGTGCAAGTTACTATCAGAAAGGAAAATATGCTATTGCAGTAATGGCACCAAAAGTTGCGACAATTAGGGCAGGATAAATATTATTATGGCTATTTTATATAAAGGTTTCTCAACAGTAGGTAGAAATAAAAAGTTTCGTCTAACTGACTTTGAGTTAATTAAACAAGATTTAATCAATCACTTTCAAATCCGCAAAGGTGAGAAGCTGATGAATCCTAACTTTGGAACTATTATATGGAACGTTTTATATGATCCATTCACTCCTGAACTTAAAAGTGCAATCGTAGCCGACATCAAAGCAATTGCTGCATACGATCCACGTGTTTCAATTGATAATGTTATTGTTACTGAATATGAAACCGGCATTCAAATTGAACTTGAAATGCGTTATCTACAGACAAATCAAACAAATCTAATGAATCTTAGATTCAACAATCAAAACAGAACTCTTACCGCAAACTAATAAACTACCCACTTTTTTCCTTAAATAAATACATTATAACAGGAAATTAGTATGGCTATTACCACAAGACAAACCGGTTTATTAGTTGCTGAAGATTGGACTCGTGTCTATCAAACCTTCCGTAATGCGGACTTTCAAAGCTATGATTACGAAACACTTCGTAAGTCAATGATTGATTATTTGCGTTTATATTATCCAGAAGACTTTAATGACTTTATTGAATCAAGTGAGTTCATTGCCTTAATCGATCTTATTGCATTCTTAGGACAAAGTCTAGCTTTCCGCGGTGACTTAAACGCACGCGAAAACTTCATTGATACTGCACAACGTCGTGATAGTATTCTTAAACTTGCTAAACTAATTTCATACAATCCTAAACGCAATATTCCTGCTAGTGGATTCTTAAAAGTAGACAGTGTAAGTACCACTGAAACTATCTACGACAGTAATGGTATTAATTTATCTGGCTTAGTAATTGAATGGGCAGATTCAGCCAATGATAACTGGTACGAACAATTTACCGCAGTAATTAATGCAAGTCTATTATCAACGCAATCGGTAGGAAAACCTGGTAACAGTCAACTAATTAACGGCATAACCACTGATGAGTATCAGATAAATTTAGTACCTAATATTATTGCTACCTACAGTTTTTCGACTAAAATTGAAGGAGCAACTACTAAGTTTGAAATGATTAGCCCAACTAGTGCTAACAATACCTATATATACGAAAGCGCACCTCGTCAAAACCGACCATTTAATCTACTTTATCGTAACGATAATTTAGGCAACACTAGTAATAACACAGGATTCTTTACCTATTTTAAACAGGGTGAATTGAAATCACTTGATTTTACATTTCAAGAAAGTACACCAAATCGTGTGTACAGCGTCAACGTAGACAATATCAATAACACTGATATATGGTTATACAGTTTAGATGCGCAAGGCTTACCTAATGCAATCTGGACACAAGTGCCATCTGTAGGTAATACCAATGTTATCTATAATAAAAGTTCTAATAAATCTGTGTTCCAAGTCAACACTAGAGCCAGTGATCAAATTGACCTAGTATTTGGTGATGGCGCATTTGCTAACATACCTCAGGGTAATTATAGATTATACTATAGAGTAAGTAATGGTGCTGACTATAAAATTACTCCAGACGAAATGCAGGGTGTAGTTGTACCTATTAACTATACCAGTCGTTCAGGTAGAATCGAAACATTCACTATTCGTGCAAGTTTGCGCTATACGGTGGCTAATGCTAGTTCACGTGAAACACTTGACGAAATACGTCAAAAAGCGCCACAACAATACTACACACAAGATCGTATGGTAACAGGCGAAGATTACAACATCTTACCTTATACATTGTTCAGCAATATATTAAAAGTAAAAGCAGTTAACCGTACTAGTTCCGGTATTAGTCGATACTTAGATGTTATTGATACAACTGGAAAATATTCAAGTACTAACATCTTTGCAGATGATGGAGTATTATATCGCGACCCGTTTGTAGGTACGTTTTCCTTTGATTATAATACTAAGAATGATATCTATAAAGCAATTTATAATAAAGTAAAACCAATTGCTTCAGCCCAAGAAACACTACACTATTTCTATAGTGCATACCCAGTAATTACACTCAATGACACACGTTGGAATTATTCAACTACTGTGGCTAATGGCTCAACTGGTTATTTTGTTAATGCATCAGGCAACTTACTTCAAATTGGTGATGTGGTGGCTACAAATAACAAATACATCAAACAAAGTTCTATAATTAAATTTAGTGCTGGCACTGGATTTTATTTTGATGCACGTAATACTATTCAATCAGGAACACCTAGCAAATCCGGCGACAAATATTATATCTATGCCGCTGTTCAACAGGTTATCGGTGATGGAACTAATGGAGGAGCAGGTAATTTAGCCAACGGGTCTGGACCAATTATACTAGGCGAACAAGTACCAAATGGCGCACTAGCAGTGGCAGTGTATGCAGTATTTGACACCGATTTTTCAACCTCACTAGTAGATTCTATTGTTAGTTATATACAAGCAAACAAAGATTTCGGTCTACGTTATGATATCAATACTACATCTTGGAAACTAATATTATCTGAAGATTTAAATATCGGCGAATTCAGTTTAGCCGCATCTGGTAATACCAGTGGTACTCAAGCTGATTCTAGTTGGCTAATACGTTTTAAAACAGTAGGTCAAACATACACTGTGTTATATCGCGGATTAAATTATGTATTTGAAAGTGTAAAGGAAACTAATTTCTATTTTGATAATACTGTAAAAGTATTTGACCCAAAAACAGGCCTTACAGTCAACGATAATATCAAAATATTAAAAGTAAATACAAACCCCGATGATTCAAATCCATTGGCACTAGATTATACATGGTACATCTATAAAAATATTGTCGAAACTGACGGATATGAAAACCCAAATAAAATATTAGTTACGTTTTCTGATGCAGACACTAATGGTATATTAGATAATCCAGAATTGTTTGAGCTAATCATTAATCCAAATGTTAACGTCAACAGCAAATATGTGTATTTTCAATCAACCTATGGGTACGATAATTTCGTTACACAGACTCTTGTAAGTAATGATCTTATCAATTCATCTTATCCAACATTAGTTGCGGCACAGGAAGTTAGTCAAACTTGGCCAATTGGACAATTATTTTACATTCCGTCGGAAAATAAATTCTATCAATCAAATTCAACTTATGTATTAACTGAAGTAACTGGATATACTTCTAAGATTGGTAGACAGAATTTGTACTTCCAGTATCGCCACAATAGTCCTAACTATCGTCGTATTGATCCAAGTCCAAATAATATTATTGACTTGTACCTGTTAACTAAACAATATTCAACTGATTACACAGCATGGATACAGGATACTACAGGAGTAATTGTTGAGCCAGCACCACCAACTGTTGATGCACTCAGCACTGAATTTAACACATTAGACAATTATAAGAATCTAACAGATACAATCATCTATAACCCTGCTAAATTTAAACCAGTATTTGGCGACAAAGCAGCAACTAATTTGCAAGCAACATTTAAAGTTGTTAAAAATGCTAGTATTGTTGTCAGTGACAACGATATTAAAACTAGAGTTATCGAGGCAATTAACAGTTACTTTGATGTTTCTAACTGGGACTTCGGCGAAACATTTTACTTCAGTGAATTGAGTGCATACTTGCACAGTGTACTTGCACCTAATATTGCAAGTATCACTATTGTTCCGTCTAGCGAATCTAGTACGTTCGGTAGTCTACTACAAATTAATGCAAACTACAATGAGATTATTGTTAGTGCAGCTACGGTAGACAATGTGCAGATTATTAGTGCAATTACCGCGGCGCAAATCAACCAAACTGTACTGGCTTAAATACATATAACACTTGAGATTATAACGACATGGCGACAAAAAAGACTTCAAATTTTCTTCCTAGTATATTCCAAACTGACACTAACAATAAGTTTTTGTCGGCTACAATGGACCAGTTAGTTACCGAGCCAAATTTAAGAAACATTCACGGATATATCGGAAGAACATTTGCGCCAACTTATAAAAATAAAGACAGTTATGTAATTGAAAATTCTGCCGAGCGTCAAAAATATCAACTTGAGCCTAGTATTGTAGTACGTAACGATCAAAAAGAAATTACATTCTTTGCTAGTTATACTGATTTATTAAATAAAATTGAATATTACGGTGGCATCACTGCTGACCATGATAGACTGTTTGATGATGAATACTATAGCTTTGATCCGCAGATATCATTTGACAAATTTATTAATTTTAGTCAGTACTATTGGCTAGCCAATGGCCCCGATCCAGTAGAAGTTAACACCACTGGAATTGATTTAGAAAACATATATGAAGTAACAAGAAATGAAAACATATCTCGATATATATTTACAGCTGGGAATTTGCCAAACAACACATTAACCTTAGCTCGAGGCGGTTCATATACATTTAATATCAATCAACCCGGCAATCAATTTTGGATTCAGACTGAATTGGGTACCGACGGTCTAGTAAATGCAACACCAACAGTAAGTACTAGAGAAGTACTGGGCGTTATTAATAATGGTGCTGACACAGGCACAGTGACATTTAATGTTCCGCAGATTAACGCACAAGATAGATATGTACTAATGCCAATAGTAGCTACAGTGGACTATGCTGTTCCTCTTGCCTATGCAGATATACAAAATCGCACTGTTAGTCAATTCCTTGCAGCGTATCCGGCATACGCAGGAATCACAGGTCAACTAAACGGTAAAACTGCAATATTCATTAATCAAAACTTATTAACAAATCGCGGCGAAGAAGCATGGACAGTACCAAATGTCGTCGATAGCAACGGTGCTATAGTACCTGGCTACAACGCCGGAGAAATTATACCGCAGGCACGACGTTACGGTGTGTGGACAGTACGATTTGCAGACAGTGGTGATATAAATGATCCGCTGATTCGATTGTCACCTGCTCGTGACGTGGCACTCGATGAAAAAGTATATGTTAGATCTGGACTAGTTAATGCCAACAAAGAATTTTACAAAGACTATGATGGCTTTTTTCATGTTGTTCCGGTAATATCAAGTATACAGGATACATTATACTTTCAAGATGGTACTGACCCATCTATCTACGGTACAATTAAGCTAATTGATGTTGCTGGCTGGAACATTGATATTGAAAACGACATATTAGGAAAACCTAACTATACTAGTCCCAACGGAGTTGTATTCACTAGTGGATTAAAAGTAAAATTTAGTACTGACGTTATTCCTGTTACATATCAAAATAAAGAATACTACGTTGAGGGAGTAGGCGAACCCACAGGCATGCACTTAGTTGATGTAGAATTAATGATAGCACCTGAATTATACAATGATGAAATAACATTAAACTATCCCTTAACTAGAATTATTTTAAATAGTCCTACTGTGGATGTAATTATCCCGGGTGCCAAAATACAAATCGGTACAGTTGAAGTTGAAGCATATTACGAAGCTCCTAAGGGCGCGGTGTACATTGTAACACTAAGTGACATATCTGCTGTCGCAGTCGGAACATCCGTAACTGGCACGGGCCTTGCCGCTGGTACATTAGTAAGCGGCACACGATATGATACAGTATACCCAGAATATATCACCATTAATAGATCGAGTATAGATCTAAATGCCTGGTCAAGAACCAATAGATGGTTTCATCAGAATATAATTACTGCAACTGCTAACTATAATAAAACTCAACCGATGTTTGATCAAGATCTTCGAGCACGACGTCCAATTGTGCAATTTGAATCTGATTTACAATTATTTAACTACGGTAGAATCGGAAAAGCGCCAGTAGATATATTAGATACCACTACCGAAGATGCGTTTAACCAACTTAACGGACAAACATTTACTACGGCATTTGGTGTTACTTTATTTGATGGCATGAGAATCATATTTGCTAACGATCGTGACCCGGTGGTACGTGATACCATTTATGTATTAAACTTAGTACAAACTTCACTTGATAATAATGGACTGTTAACTGGACCAAAATATATAAATTTAAATCCAGCAGCCGATGGCCAGTCCGAACCCTACGATACTGTAGTAATAACCAAAGGCGTGTACAAAGGTACACAATGGTGGTATAACGGTGATACTTGGATAGCCAGTCAACAAAAAACTAGTCTACAACAAGATCCGTTATTTGACATCTATGACAATGCTAAAAATAGTATATCACAATATCAACTAAGTACCTTCGCTGGTACAAAATTATTTGGATATAATAGATCAACTACGAGCACAACAATTGACCCGGTATTAGATTTTCCATTAACTTATACATCGTTTCAAACTCAGGGCAATATTGAATTTGTAAACTATTTTGATGTAGATACATTTAATTATGTGTCCAACAATACACAGCAGTCTGCACGAATTGCCACAGGCTTTTTACAAAAAATAATGGATAGATATACAACTGTACCAAAAAATAATTGGAATACAGTAGCTGAAAAAAACAGCCAATATCAATTGATTACCTATATCTATGATGGAATCAACAGCCCATTTAAAATTGATGTTACTATACCTCCGGCAGTTACTATACCGTATGTTAAAGTTTACAAAAATAATAAATTTTTAAATGCAACACAATGGACCTTGTCCAATGGTGACTTGACCCTGTCTACTAGTCCTGCATTAGGTGATAAGATTGACATCTTAGTCTATAGTAATGAAGTAAGTCGACTCGGCCAATATCAATTACCTAAAAACTTAGAACTCAATGCACAAAATATTGATTTAACAACTATGACATTGGGGCAACTTAGAAACCATCTAATTGAACTAAGTCAAAATAGTACAGAACTAGTTGGAGATGTACTTAGCAGTAGTAATCTTAGAGATATCGAAATTAAGTCACAAGGTGGTACTATACTACAACATAGTGCACCAATTTCAAATGCAGTGTTATTCTTATTAAATGATAACACAAATTTCATTGATGCTGTACGTTATGCACAACAAGAATATGCTAGATTTAAAAATAAATTCTTAGAATTAAGCGCAACATTGTCAGGCATACAGCCAACTGATCCTGTGGCCAGTGTTGATTTAATCTTAACTGAAATTAATAAGATTAAAAACAAATCATTCCCATGGTTCTATAGTGACATGGTGCCGTACGGAACATTAAAAAATATTGTTAATGGTACTGGTTATACAATATTTGACCCATTAGTTCGTTCATATGAGATTACTAAAGTATTTGATGCGTTTGCATTAAGCAACAACGCGGTACTTGTTTATTTAAATGATGTACAGTTAATTATAGATAAAGATTATACATTTGATACAGATCGTCCAGCAATAACATTTGCTGATACAATTACATTAGAAGTCGATGACATTGTTAAAATTGTAGAATATCAGGATACCAATGGATCTTATGTACCGGAAACTCCTACTAAGTTAGGGTTGTATCCTAAATTTATTCCTGAGATCTTCGAAGATGACACCTATCGCACACCTATTAATGTTATTCGCGGCCACGATGGCAGTATAACGCCAGCGTTCGATGACTACAGAGATAGTTTTATATTAGAATTAGAAAAACGCATATACAATAACATTACGTTACGTGATACTAACAGTTATCAAGACATTTATAAAGTAATGCCAGGGAAATTCAGAGATAATGATTATTCATTAAATGAGATAAATCGATTAGTATCTAAGAATTTTTTAAATTGGATAGGCAATAATAAAGTTGATTTTACTACAAACAGCGTGTTTGATAGTAACGATCCGTTTACTTGGAACTACGG